CGTTACCCCATACGGTGTGATTATCTATTGCAGAAGTTGTAGCGTTGTCTCCTATAACAATATTATTATCTGTACCAGCATAAAAGTTAGCAGCAGAACTATTACCAATTGCAATATTATACTTACCGTTGCTATTAAATTGCATTGCAAACTGCCCAACGGCAATATTTGCTCTACCTACATCATTAGAATTTAAAGCTCTATCTCCAACAGCTGTATTCCAAAGACCAGTAGTGTTGAGATTTAAAGCGCCTTTACCTACTGCAGTATTTCCTGCACCTGTTGTATTACAGCGTAATGCACAGAATCCCATTGCTGTGTTGCCGTAACCAATAGTGTTACAGGAGAGCGCTAGGTTTCCAGTAGCGGTGTTTTGATATCCAGTAGTATTAGCTTTTAATGCGCAAAATCCTACTGCTGTATTATCGGATGCTGTATTTGCTTGTAGAGAATAAAACCCTACAGCAGTATTACCGCCTCCAGTAACGTTTTGTTGTAGTGATGAATATCCAACAGCAGTGTTATTTATTCCTGTTGTATTAGTAAATAGAGCTGTTCTACCAAATGCAGAGTTTCCTGTGCCTGATGTGTTTGAATATAATGTTCTGTCACCTACTGCTGTTAAATACCTGCCTGTATTTACTTTTAAAGCGCTTCTACCTATTGCTACGTTATTACAGCCTGTTGTGTTACATCTAAGAGCTTCAACACCTATAGATATATTATTAGTTGCAGTTGTATTTTTTTCTGAAGCAAGTCTACCAATAGCTATATTGAGAATTCCTGTAGTATTACTTGATAATGCTAAAGAACCAATAGCAGTATTGTCATTTCCTATTGTATTACTATTTAATGCACAAAATCCTACTGCTACGTTGTCTATACCAGTGGTATTAGTACAAAGTGCATTTACACCAACTGCTGTATTAAATCCACCTGTTGTATTAAATCTTAATGCGCTTTCACCAATAGCTGTATTACTATTTCCTATAGTATTAGTAAGTAATGCTGAAACACCAAGGGCAGTATTATTAGCTCCTATTGTATTAAACCTTAAAGAATATGCACCTATTGATGTATTAGAAGTTCCTGTTGTATTACATCTCAAGGCATAAAATCCTAATGCTGAATTATTTGCTGCTGTTGTGTTAGCTCTTAATGCATTAGTACCTACAGCAGTATTATTACTAGCAGTATTTTGATTCAAAGATCTATATCCAATAGCTACGTTTGATCCTCCAGCAGTATTAGTTTCTAATGCTGTAAAACCTAGAGCAGTGTTGGAAATACCTGTGGTATTTGTTCTTAAACTATATGAACCAACTGCTATATTGTTTGTTCCTGTAGTATTACTTCTTAATGCACAGACCCCTATAGCTGTGTTGTTGGATGCTGTGTTACAGGATAATGCATTTCTACCAACAGCAGTGTTATTAACACCTACAGTATTACAGTTTAAAGCAGTACTACCTATAGCAGTATTACTAATACCTGTCGTATTATTTCTTAATGCACTATATCCAAGTGAGGTATTATATTCACCTATGGTATTACAGTATAAAGCTGTTCTACCAACTGAGGTGTTGAACCTACCTATTGTATTTTCCCTTAATGAATTAAAACCTACTGCTGTGTTGTTTGATGCTGTGTTATAGCGTAAAGCATTAGAACCAATAGCAATATTTTGATCACCTGTTGTATTATTTCTTAATGCACTATTACCAAAGGAGATGTTATTATTTCCTGTAGTGTTGCTTGCAGATGCACCATATCCAAAGGCATTATTATTTCCACCTGTTGTGTTACCAAGTAAAGCAACATAACCTACTGCTGTATTACCGCTTGCTAAGTTAGCGGCCAAAGCTCTACCGCCAATAGCTGTAGATTTAATACCTGTTGTATTACATTCTAATGCACTTGCACCTACTGCTACATTACCAAATCCTGTTGTGTTTTTATATAAAGTATTTCTACCTACTGCTGTGTTTTGAAAACCTATTGTGTTAGCTTTTAATGCACCATAACCAACGGCAGTTTGACTATCTCCTGTTGTATTATTTTGTAGAGAAGTACCACCTAATGCTGTGTTATTTGCTCCTATCGTATTACTTGTTAATGCATTTACACCAATAGCAACATTGTTTATACCACTTACGTTTAATCTCAAAGCTTGATGACCTATAGCTGTATTGCAGGTACCTACTGTATTACATTCTAATGCTCTAAATCCTAGAGCTGTATTAACATTACCGGTCGTAGTACTAAACAACGCACTATATCCTACAGCTGTATTAAAACAGGCTGTATTATTACGTAATGCACCAACTCCCACTGCTACGTTATAGTTACCAGATACACTTAAACATAAAGCGTATGCACCTACTGCTACGTTTCTGATACCTGTTGTGTTTTTAAATAATGCTCTATATCCTAAAGAAGTGTTATTAGAACCTATAGTATTGTAAAATGCTGAGTAAAGACCTACTGCAGTGTTATTACTACCGCCTGTATTAAAAATTAAAGCAGCATCACCTATAGCGGTATTTCTTTGGCCTGTAGTATTATCTCTTAAAGCTAATCTACCTACAGCAGTATTTTTAATACCTGTTGTATTAGCTCTTAATGTTGCGTACCCTAGTGCTACGTTATCTGTACCAGTGGTATTGCTTCTTAATGAATGGAAACCCAGTGCTGTATTATTTGATGCTGTATTACATTGTAGAGCATTTCTACCAATAGCAACGTTAGCGTTACCTGCTGTATTACAGTATAAGGCTTGATGACCTATAGCTGTATTGCAAGCACCGCTTTGGTTGCTTTGAAGAGCAGCCTTTCCTACAGCAACGTTGTATGAACCTATACTGTTATTTCCAAGAGCATCATATCCTATTCCTACGTTACTAATACCAACGGTATTTGTTCTTAGTGGACCTCTACCTACTGCAGTATTTCCTGCACCTGTTGTATTACTAGCTAATGTGCACCATCCTAATCCAACGTTTCCTGAACCAGTAGTATTACTTCTTAATGAGCAGAAGCCAACTGCTGTGTTATCTGATGCTGTGTTTGATCGGAGAGCTAGATAACCTAATGCAGTGTTATTGTTTCCAGCAGTGTTAAGTCTTAGAGCATCAGTACCAACTGCTGTATTGTTACTACCCCCAATATTATATGCTGAGGCAAAACAACCTACAGCTACGTTAAGTTTACCTGTTGAATTATTTCTAAGAGCACAAGTACCTATTGCAACACTTCCATATCCTACGGTGTTTGATAATAAAGCTTCGACACCAACAGCTACGTTTCGGGCACCAGTGGTATTATATCTTAAACTCGCATATCCTACACTTGTATTTCTAGCACCAATTGTATTTGCTCTTAAAGCAAATGATCCAACTGCTGTATTAGCTGCTCCTGTGGTATTACCAAGTAAAGCTTGAGCACCTACTCCTGTGTTATTAGCAGCTGTGTTTGAAAATAATACTTGAGATCCAACAGCAGTATTGCTAGTACCTACAGTGTTACAGCCTAAAGTACAAAAACCTATTGCTGTATTATAGGCACCTGTGGTGTTTGCTACTAATGCAATGTATCCGAGTGCTGTATTATTGAATCCTGTGGTGTTAGCTCTTAACGAAGCGTAACCAACAGCTGTATTGTTGTTTGCGGCATTGCTACATAATGCATTATGTCCTATAGCTGTATTACTATTAATCGTAGCTCCTGTAGATAGAGCATCTCTACCCATTGCAACGTTATTACCGCCGGTTGTAATAGAACAACCAGCATGCATACCTACAGCTACGTTATTGGTTCCTCCTGTAGTAAGTCTTAATGCTCTAAGACCTACGGCTATATTGTATTGACCTGTTACATTTGATGAGAGAGCATAATTTCCTACAGCTGTGTTGCTTACGCCAGTGGTATTTAATTCTAATGTACTTCTACCAAGTGCAACATTATTTGTTCCTGTTGTATTTGATTGAAGAGCACTTCTACCTACTGCTACGTTATTTGATACTATGTTTGAATATAAGGCTTGAAATCCAACAGCTACATTATTCGTACCAGTAGTATTTGCAGCTAAGGTACTATTGCCTACAGCAGTATTACTTGTACCTGTTGTATTTAATCTAAGAGAGCCTGCACCTAAAGCTACATTATAATTTCCAATTGTATTTGCTCTTAAAGAATATCTACCAAGTGCTGTGTTATAATTACCTGAAGTGTTACTTAATAATGAATTAAATCCAATACCTACGTTATACTTACCAATTGTATTAAAATACAATGATTGTAATCCAACAGCTACATTACCAGCACCTGTTGTATTTCTATTTAATGATGAGTTTCCAACAGCTGTATTAAAGTTACCTATAGTGTTACAACATAAAGATTTATAACCTAATGCTGTATTTTGTTGACCTGTTGTATTACTTTGTAAAGCACTTTTACCTACTGCTACGTTATTAGCGCCGGTGGTATTATTACATAATGCATTAGTACCGATTCTAGTATTAGTTGAAACACTTCCCTCACCTCTACCTATATTTACAGAATTAACTGTAATATCACGATCAAATGTAGTAGGGCCGTTTACATTTAAACTACCAGTTATACTAACAGAACCTGTGAATTGATGTGTATTTGACAATGAACTACCAAATACGGTAGATCCTGTCATATAACTTATAGAAGACGTTATAGTCTGTACTACAAGTGTTTGAGCAGTAATTGTACCTCCGACATTTAAACTTCCTGAGATATTGATAGATCCTGTAACTGAGTGTACATCGGTAATGACACTACCAATTTTTACTCCAGTTTGTAAGACTTCAAATTCAGTTGTACTCCCCGTGATAACTGATAACGATCCTGTAATTACTGTACTTTGTAATTGAGCCATTTTACTGTGTTAGTTTTTTTACTTCTTCCTTTAAAACCTCTATCTGCGACTGTTGATACTTCAACACATTAATAAATATTGTCGAAAGCTTGCTATAGTTTATACCCGCTATTTCTTCCGAGCTATCTTTTGATACGAATTCAGGAAATATATTATAAACATCTTCCGCTAAAAGACCAACATCTTTATTTCCAGTATCTTTCCAAGTAAAAGAAATTGGTTGTAATTTTAGGAAATCCTCAATGTTTGTTGTGTATGGTTCAATGTTTTCTTTTAATTTTCCTGTTGATGTTTCTATAATGGCAACGAATCTACCAGTGCCGTTTACATCGAAGGTATAGGCAGGAGTTAGGGTGTTTATACCTGTATTTCCTGTAGATCCAGTTACAAACATCCTTATATTTCCAGCACCATCAGAAAGTATGATGTTGCAATTTGAGGTTGCGATGTCTGTACCTGAATTAGAACCTACTATTACGTTGCAGGCACCGGTTGTAATGGAGCAACCTGAATTGGTGCCTAGGGCTGTGTTGTTGGCGCCAGTGGTATTTGCTCTTAACGAACAGAGACCTACTGCTGTATTGCTTGATGCTGTATTACAGAATAAAGCGTCTCTACCAATAGCAACACTATCATTTCCTGTTTGGTTACTTACGAGTGAGTTAACACCGATTGCTATGTTATTACCACCAGATGTGTTACCCTGTAGAGATCCAACACCCAGTCCAACGTTATTTGAACCTACAGTATTATTTACTAATGAATTAGTACCTAGTGCTGTATTAAGTGTTCCTACAGTATTAGTTTGTAAAGCACTTTTACCTAAGGCTGTATTGTTACAGCCTGTAGTGTTGTATAAAAGTGAATTTACACCTACAGCTGTGTTATCTGTTCCTGTTGTATTAGCTCTTAGGGATAGAGATCCTATAGCTGTGTTGTTAGAGGCTGTATTAGCAAATAGAGCGTTTCTACCAAGAGCAGTGTTGTTAGAACCCACAACGCTAGTGTATAAGGCAAGTGTACCAACTGCTGTGTTATTAGTTCCAGTCGTATTATTTTCTAGTGCACTTGTTCCTATCGCAACGTTAGCACAGGCAGTGGTGTTTTTTCTTAATGCATAAGGACCTAAAGCTATGTTACTGTTTCCTGTTGTATTACTTCTTAATGCACAGAATCCAATTGCTGTATTGTTGGATGCTGTATTTTGACGAAGAGCATACACACCAATTGCTGTATTATTAGCTCCTGTAGTATTTAGTCTTAAAGCTGCATATCCCATTGCTGTATTGCAGTTTCCTGTAGTATTGCAGTATAAAGCTAAATGTCCAAAAGCTTGGTTGTATTTACCGGTGGTATTAAATAGAAGAGCTTGTGCTCCTACTGCTGTGTTAAATCCACCAGTAGTATTACTTCTTAAAGAACAGAAACCAACAGCTGTATTATTAGATGCTGTACTACAGTATAGAGCCTCTCTACCAATAGCTACGTTTGAGTTACCTGCTGTATTACTAAATAAAGAAGTAACGCCTAACGCTACGTTATTGATACCTGTTGTATTTTTACATAATGCTTGAGAACCAACTGCTGTATTATAATTTGCAGTATTAACAGCTAAAGTAGCATTACCAATAGCTGTATTCTGTGTTCCTATTAAGTTGTTTGCTAAAGCAGATGTACCTACAGCTGTATTAAGGCCGCCTGTAGTATTGCATCTTAAAGTAGCATAACCAAGTGCTACGTTATTAGCACCTACCGTATTATCACGTAATGCACGATTACCAACAGCAGTATTATAAGTACCAGTTGTATTACTTCTTAATGCACAGAATCCTACTGCTGTATTATTTGATGCTGTGTTACAATATAAACTGTATGCACCTAAAGCTACGTTACTAGTTCCAACTGTGTTTGCAAACATAGCATTAGTACCTATTGCTGTGTTTCTTGTTCCTGTTGTATTAGAGAATAAACTATTAGTACCTATTGCTATATTACCACCGCCTGCTGTATTATTAATTAAAGCTTGAGATCCTAAAGCTGTGTTTTGTTCACCGGTTGTGTTGCCTTGTAAAGCATAAATACCGACAGCTGTATTTCTAATACCTGTTGTATTAAGACATAAAGCATTTCTACCAATAGCTGTGTTACATGTACCTATTGTGTTACATCTTAGGGCACTAAAGCCTATAGCTGTGTTACTTGATACTGTGTTAGCAGATAAAGCACTTGCACCTACAGCTGTATTAAAACATCCTGTTGTGTTTGACTCTAATGCTCTAGTACCTAAAGCTGTGTTACAAGCGCCATTAGTATTAGCATATAATGTCCTATGACCAACAGATGTATTATTATTTGCTGTACTAAATACTTGAGAGTATTGTCCTATAGCAACGTTATTAGTTACTGTTGTTCCATCTCTTAATGTAGCATGTCCTAAAGCTACATTTGATGCTCCTGTAATATTAGCTCTTAAAGCACAGAAACCTACTGCTGTATTTGCTGTTCCTGTAGTATTACTTCTTAAAGCACAAAATCCAACTGCTGTATGGCATGATACTAAGTTAGAATATAGCGAATAAGTACCAATAGCTGTATTATTTATACCTGTAGAATTAAGTCTGAGTGCTTTAAATCCAATACCCACATTATTTGAAGCATTATTTACTCTTAATGCATCAAATCCAATTGCTACGTTATCACTACCTACTTGGTTAGCAAGTAAGGAACAAACTCCAATAGCAGTGTTTCTAACTCCTGTTGTGTTAGCACATAAGGAAAAAACACCTAAACCTGTATTACAACTACCAGTAGTATTTTTATATAAAGACAAATATCCTAATGAGGAATTATAAGTACCTGTTGTATTATTACCTAGAGCACTGCTTCCGACTGATGAATTACGAATACCTACTGTGTTACATGCTAAAGCACTTACACCCACTGCTACGTTATTTGTGCCTGTTGTATTGTTTCTTAATGCACTAGCGCCTACAGCTGTGTTACTTGATGCTGTGTTACACCTTAATGCTTGTGTTCCCACAGCGGTATTACTACCGCCTGTTACATTTGATAAAAGAGAATACCAGCCTAAAGCTGAGTTACTTCCACCTGTTGTGTTTTCTTGTAGAGCACTTCTACCTAAAGCAGCGTTGTATGTACCTGTTGTGTTACATCTTAGCGCACTGCTACCAACGGCGGTATTATTAGAGGCTGTATTAGCAAGTAAAGAATAAACTCCTATAGATGTATTGCTACATCCTGAAACATTATTAAGCATGGATCTATAACCTACAGCTACATTACAATTACCTGTAATGTTCGCTTGTAAAGCATTTACACCAAGAGCAGTATTAAAACCTCCTGTTGTATTACTAGTCATTGCGTAGTTACCTACGGCTACGTTTACTAGACCTACAGTATTACTTTTCAGTGTATTTTTACCTACTGCTGTATTAAGTGTTCCTGTTGTATTGTTTCTTAATGCACAGAAACCAATTGCTGTGTTATCTGATGCTGTATTACAGTAAAGAGCATTAGCTCCAATAGCTACGTTATTATTACCTGTACTATTATATAAAAGTGAATAGGTACCTAATGCAGAGTTACTATTACCGGTTGTGTTATTACGGAGTGCCTTTATACCTAATGCAGAGTTATTTGTTCCTGTAGTATTAGTTCTTAATGTACAGAAACCGACTGCTACGTTATTTGATGCTGTGCTGCAACGTAAACTCTCATTACCCACTGCTACGTTATAGTTACCTGCAACGTTAGCTCCTAATGCACTATTACCAATAGCTACGTTACATCTTCCTGTTGTATTACTGGCTAATGCACTTGCTCCAATTGCATTATTATATCCTCCTGTTGTATTGTTGGCTAATGCACTTCTACCGAAAGCTGAGTTATAGTTACCAGTTGTGCTGCAGCATAAAGCAGCAAGACCTAAAGCTGAGTTGCCTGCGCCTGTAGTATTACTTCTTAATGCACAGAATCCTACTGCTGTGTTGTTTGATGCTGTGTTATATCGTAATGCATTTAGACCAACGGCTGTATTTGATACACCTACTGTGTTTACTGCTAAAGCACTATTACCTACTGCTACGTTAAATGTCCCTGTAGTATTTGCGTTAAGAGCATCGTGGCCTACTGCTGTATTGCTCGATGCTGTGTTCTGGAGAAGAGCATTATATCCAAGTGCTGTATTGTTATCTCCTGCTGTATTAGTATACAGTGCTCCTCTACCTAATGCTGTATTTTTATTTCCGGTTGTGTTACTCCTTAAAGTTAACGTTCCGACGGCTGTATTACAAATACCTACTGTATTGGCAAATAAAGCACAATTTCCTACTGCTACATTTCCTGTACCGCTTATATTAGAACATAAAGCAGATAGACCTACAGCTACATTATTAATACCGACAGTATTACACCTTAATGTATTGTTACCAATAGCAGTGTTATATGCTCCTGTTGTGTTTGTATTAAGAGCAGCGTGACCTACTGCTACATTACATGATGCTGTACTTGTACGTAAAGCACTGTTACCTATGGCTATGTTATTTCCGGCTGTAGTGACACAGTATAAAGCACAGTTACCGAGGGATATGTTAAATACACCTGTGGTTGTTCTAAGTTGTGATAGAACGCCTACAGCTATATTATTATTTCCTGTTGTGTTAGCCGGTAACGCTCCTGAACCTACTGCTGTATTATACTGACCTACTGTGTTAGCCGTTAATGTTCCTGAACCTACTGCGGTATTAGAGCCACCAGTTGTATTGGCACATAAAGTGTTAATTCCTACAGCAGTATTTCCTGTACCTGTTGTATTAGCATATAATGCCAAAGTTCCTACCGCTGTATTATTTGATGCTGTATTAGCTCTTAATGCAGAAACTCCAATAGCTGTATTGCTGCTTCCTACTACATTTGTACAGAGAGATAAATTACCAACAGCTACGTTATTATTACCTGTGGTATTTTTATATAGAGCAAATCTACCAAAAGCATTATTACATATACCTACAGTATTTGAACCTAATGCAAAATATCCAACTGCTGAGTTTTGAGCTCCTGTTGTGTTAGCTGCAAGAGCGGATACTCCTAATGCTGTGTTAAGTGTTCCTGTTGTATTACACCTCATTGCATTAGTACCAACTGCTGTGTTATTTGATGCTGTATTACACACTAAAGCATTTATACCTACTGCTACATTACTAATACCTGTTGTGTTATTAAATAATGATTGAAAACCAACAGCTACGTTACAAACACCTGTTGTGTTAGATTGTAATGAATAAGTACCAACTGCTACGTTGTAGCTACCGTTATTTGTATATAATGCATTTAAACCTAAAGCAACGTTTCTATTTCCTGTTGTATTACACCTTAAGGCTTGTACACCATGAGCTGTATTTAAACTTCCTTCTGTGTTTGCTACTAAGGAGTTGAAACCAACTGCTGTATTAAAACATCCTGTTGTATTTACACGCAAAGCACCAGACCCCATAGCAGTATTTCTACCACCAGTAGTATTGTCTCTTAAAGCTGAATTACCGACAGAGGTGTTATAGATTCCGACTGTATTGCCTCTTAATGCGCAACGGCCTACTGCAGTGTTATTTACTCCTGTAGTATTTTGTTCAAGAGCAGACCTACCAAGAGCAGTATTGTTATCGGCTATAGTATTTTCAGCTAAAGCATTAAGACCTACTGCTGTATTGTACCTACCAACAGTATTGGCTCTTAACGAATTAACACCAACAGCAACGTTTTCTGTACCTGTAGTATTGCTTCTTAAAGCACAAAAACCTACTGCAGTATTATTAGAAGCTGTATTGCAAAATAAAGAACGATTACCTAAAGCTGTATTATTATTTCCTGTTACATTAGTAAATAGAGCGTAATATCCAACAGCTGTATTAGAAGAACCTGCTGTATTATAAAATGAAGCATTTCTGCCTATTGCAATGTTTTGTAGTCCTACTGTGTTAGAACTTAATGCACTTCTACCAACAGCTACGTTGTTGGTACCTGTTGTGTTGCTTCTTAAGGCAAAATAACCAATAGCTGTATTATTTGATGCTGTGTTTAAGTTTAATGCTTCTCTACCAACAGCTGTATTCTGGTTGCCAGTTGTATTACATATTAAAGCACCTTGACCAACAGCAGTATTTGAAATACCAGTTGTATTTTTATAAAGAGATTGATGACCTACAGCTGTATTACCTGCTCCTAAAGTATTGGCTCTTAGGGCTTGGGAACCCATAGCTGTGTTAAAAGCACCTATACTGTTATTTCTTAAAGCATATAATCCAACAGCTGTGTTTTGTGCTCCTGTAGAGTTGTATTGTAGAGTATTAACACCTACTCTAGTATTAGATACTACACTACCTCCTCCTTCACCTACACAAACTCCATTAAATATAGAATCACAAGTAGTTGACAATGATCCTGTCACTTGTGAATTCTGTAGTGCTATTATTCCTAACCGGGCTACGAATTCATTTGGCATATATGTTTTGTTCTAGTTCACTTTCCCTAGAACGGGGGTTTACGTATAAATATTATACTATAGCCGCTATTTGTGTTACACGATACAACCTTCCTGTAGGATCTGCTGCCTGCAACTCATCAGCCTTAGCTTGTGCTTCAGACTCATTATCATATTCATAAATTGGATCTGATGGGGAAAGATGTGCTACCCAAATTGAATTATTGTCTGGAATGAATTGCATTTGTACTTGAAAAATCATAAATTATTATTTTATTGTTTACATAAACGTAGCTATAGATTTAATTGCCCAACCACTAGTATTGGTTTGCATATTGAATTGTACTTGACCAGTTACAATGACTACTGATGACGTTATTGCTGTTGTATTACCAATATCTACAGTTGAATTATCATAAAATTGTGCTGTAGCACCATTCCACACAGCAACTACTTCACCTGATCTAGCGTTTGAGGCGCTAGCGCATGTATATTTGAAGAATGCTGATGTGTATGAACCTGTATTTTGAGAGAATAGGTTATTTGATCCTACTGATGATGCTCCTACTGAGGCATAGTCTGTTAATGTTTGATCTAATACTAATGTACTTGCTATTATGAAGTTAGTTGCATAAGATGCTGTTGCAGCATAAGATGCTGATGTGGTATTATTTGCCCAACTTGAGGTACCAAAGAGAGAGCCAGTGATGCCTGCTCCTACAACGTTTAATGATCCTGTTATACTTACACTACCAGTAAACTGATGTGTGTTTGAAAGTTGAGTTCCAAACCTAGTAGATCCAGTTACGAAATCAATACTGGAGGTAATTGTTTGTGCTACGATTGTTTGAGCGGTGAGGGTACCCCTAACTAGGAAGTTATCTGCGCTTGATGCAGTTAAAGCAAATGATGCTGTTGTAGCAGTTCCTAGTAAGGATCCTGTAAATGAAGTGGCAAACACATTACCGTTAACGTGTAAGGAGGCGGATGTTGGGGTTGTAATGTTTATACCAATACTACCACTTCTTCCTGAAATTATTCCACCACCACTTCCTAGTTTAATAGATGCTACTCCTTGATCTTGTTGTCCATAAACACCAAGTGTGTTTGCAACGTTTATATCCCATAATTCAGCATCATCACCACCTCTAAAGTACATAGCACCGTTTGCGTTAGCATAAACAGCGCTTGTGGCTCTTATATCTCCAGTTACATCTAATTTATAGGCAGGAGAGATAGATCCTATACCAACATTAGTACCATTATCAAATAATGATCCAGTAGTTAATGTAGTTGAACTAGCCCATCTAGCAACATAGTTTGTTGCACCACCAGTTAAACTAGAGCCGATAGCTGTAGTAATAATATTACCACCAGAATCAACAGATAAATTAGCAACTGCTGATCCAGAGAATGCACCTGAACCTGTGTATGCAGGAAACTGAACTTGTTTAGAATGCATGTTAAAATTAGCTATTACAGCATCACTTCCTGCATTAGTACCTCTTAATAGTCTAGTTTGGTTTTGCCAGTTATCCCACATTGAAGCGGTTGTATAAGTACCGCCTTGTGCTTGTAATAATAATTGTCCGCCTTCACCTGTACCTCCTGCGGGTGCTGGTCCTATAATTAAGGTATTTTCAGTAGCTCCAGCAGATGCCGCTCCTACTGTTAAACTACCTGTTATTAATACATTTTGGTTAAGTGTATTAACAAATGATGCTGTTGAAGCGAACGATGCGCTTACAGCGTTTAGTACATAAGATGATGTTGTTGCATTATTAGCCCAGCTTGAGGTGCCAAAGAGAGAACCAGTAAAGTTGGTTGCAATTACGCTACCACTAATATTAAGTGAGCCAGTTACTGTGTGAACATCAGTAATTGCATTACCTATTTTAACACCCGTGTTTGTAACTTGAAATTCGATAGCGCTGCCTGTTACTACTGTAAGAGAACCAGACATTACTGATGAACCGGATACAGTTAAGGCGTTTCCCGTTGCGAGGGTTCCTATAGATAAATTTCCTGCAAGATAATTATTCGCAGTCCCTGCCCCATACAATCCCCAACCGCTATTGTTACTCCATTCAATTGACCGCCAATCAGCAGCAGCGGTTAATGTTGGTCTTACATATAAACCCCTTGTAATACCATTAGCACCGCCCGTTTGATTTATAGTAGAAGATAAATCTAAATCTGTATATGTTGCAGTTCCGCTTGTTGGTGCAAATGTTATTAATGATTGTATGTTTTGATTTGCCCCACTTGTGCCAGTTAATGAACTTGCATTATCAAATATTTTAAATGCCCTACCAGCAGTTCCGCCATTACTTCTAAAGTAAAAAGCCTGATTCGCTGACATAATTGTATAATTAGCCTCTCCACTCATTGTTAATGAAGTGCCAACAAAATTGAACAATGCAGCTAAATCATTTCTTAATCTTAAAATGTTATTACCATCACTATTTTGTACGGTTAAAGCACTTGTCGCACTCGTTGCTCCACTACCAGTAATAACCATATTACCAGCAAATCTGCTAGAACCGGATACTTGGAGGCGTTCGCCTGTATCTGTAAAAGTACCTCCGTTTTGAATGAGAAGATTACTTGTTGCACCAAATAATCTCATTTTATCTATCCCATTAGTTCTAAACAATATGTTATTACTCGCAGCAGCTCCAATAACATTAATTATTGCATCAGAATTATCATGAGACAAAGAAAGATAGTTTGCACAGCCAAAACATCCATCTATATGTATAATGTGAGCTCCTGTTCTAATGCTATTAGCAACACTTAGTTGATTTGGTGGTGTATTAGTTCCAATCCCTAATCTACCATTTGCATTATCCCAAAAGAAGTTAGAATTATTTTGTGAAACAGCGCCATTAGTTCCGGAAAATAATACACTACCTGTAGACAAGTAAGGTAGTGCTAAGCTACCTGTTATACTTACACTACCAGTAAATTGATGCGTATTAGCTAACGAGCTACCAAACCTAGTAGAACCAGTTACAAAATCAGTACTGGATGTAATTGTTTGTGCTATGATTGTTTGTGCTGTAAGAGTGCCTCTTACTAGGAAGTTATCGGCGGAAGATGCTGTTGAAGCGAATGAGGCAGATACTGCATTTAAAGCATAAGATGCTGTAGTTGCATTAGTGGCAAATGAAGCGCTTACTGCTTGTAAGACATAAGAGGCTGTTACTGCGTTAGTAGCGAATGATGCACTTACTGCATTTAAAACGTATGAGGCAGTAGTTGCATTAGTGGCAAATGAAGCGCTTACTGCTTGTAAGACATAAGATGCTGTTGTTGCATTTGCTGCATTTGTAGCGAATGAGGCACTTACTGCTTGTAAAACGTAAGAGGCAGTAGTTGCATTTGCTGCGTTAGTAGCGAATGATGCACTTACTACGTTTTGGGCCCAGCTTGAAGTGCCAAATAAAGAGCCGGTAATACCTGCTCCAGCAACATTTAATGAACCTGTTATGGATACACTACCCGTAAACTGATGTGTGTTTGATAATGAACTACCAAAACGGGTAGAGCCAGTAACAAAATCGGTTGATGATGTAATTGTTTGAGCTACAATCGTTTGAGCAGTTAATGTTCCTCTTACTAAGAAGTTATCTGCTGATGATGCTGTTAATGCTGTAGTAGCAAATGAAGCAGTTGTTGCTGTTGCAGCATTTCCACTAATAGAGGCACTTATAAATGATTGATTTTCCCACTTTAAAATTACATCATCGTATACTAAAGCTTGACCATTTGTTGGGCCTGTTATTAATACATCTGATAGATCTACTAATCTATTAGTTGTAGCACTTCCACCACCCCCGGAACCACCTATGTTTCTAAATAATCCAGCTTGTCTAATAGAATATGTTGCTGTATTTGTAAAATTAGCATTTCCTTGTAATACTAAAATAGCAGATAAAATAGCTCCAGCTGCTGTGTTGGGTGCTTCTGTAAAATTTTCTGTTGTTATATTAGCTATAGCTTCTAACTGAGAGTCATATATTGCGTTGCCATAATAAACATAGATTCCTTTAGTAGCTCCTCCGGGGAAATAAAATACTCTTTGTAAAGACCATTTATTATTAGCTACCGATGCTAAGGTTCCATTATTATTATATTGTGCGGGGTCTATTGCTGTAAATCCAGCGCCTCCATTTGTTAAATAAACCCATCCAGAACCACTTGAATAATATCTAAATATTTTAGAATTGGGCTGTCCTGTTTCGATTACATAGCTTGGATTATTAGGATCAGTTACATAATTTCTACCTTCACTATATGCAGTTCCGCTTGTTATTACTAATCCTCCTGCAGTTGAACCGCTAGGAAGTGTATTTAATCCTGATAACTTTAATGCGCCGAAAGCTCTAATGAAATCACTAGATCGTTGTTTATAAGCATATGCTACACTAGGATAAGTAGCTGTAGCATTTATAGTAGAGCGATTTTGATGAATAACATTACCTATTGGAATAAGTGTATTGAATTCCCCATTATCATATGGAGTACCTTGAGCATAAATGATGCCTGTACCTCCTGATTGCTGTATTGCAATAAAAGACTGATCGAAGGAAGCACTCAAAGGAGCTATACTAGCTGATAGAGTAGGCCATTCAATAAATTGTGTTGTTGGATATGGATCTGTTGTTACAGAAGCATTCATTGCTACTATAACACCACTACCACTCGATACTTGGTATACAGTAGACGATTGTGTTGTAATTAAACCGCCATGCAATAAACCAGTATATAAATTACCTTCTAACCAACGTAAACGAGTTACGTTATTATATCCTGCAGAGTTTTGAGAAAAATATAAGTCATTTGTAGATCCACTTACAAAAACATAAGAAGCAGATATTGAGGTATCTATATTAGTAGAGTAGGGTTCAAATTTAAGATACCCTGTCATTGTAGTATCACCATATATTTGTACAGATGATGATAAACTACCTACGGGATATGAAGAAGAAATTATAATACTACCTGTTAATATAGTGTCGCCCAATAGTGTATTATTTCCTACTTGAGTAGTAGAACCTGATATTAAAAAGGAACCTGTTAGTGTTTGAGTACCTCTAAATGTTTGAGACCCACTTACATTAATACTACCTGATAGTATTGTATTTCCTATTAATGTGTTGTTGCCTATTTGAGTTGTAGAACCAGTAATATTAACAGATCCTGTAATAGTATTTATACCAACAAATGTTTGAGACCCACTTACATTAATACTACCACTTAAAACAGTATTTCCTATTAATGTGTTTGAACCACTGGTAAATAAACTACCAGTCACTATTTGATTGCCTATAAAGATATTTGAACCTGTTGTTGCAAATACAGATGAACCAGTACCATTTAATAAAACAGAATTAGCAGCTTGAGAAGCACTTATAGCAAATGATGCTGTAGTTGCATTAGTAGAAAACGAGGCACTAGTAGCATTTAAAGCATATGAGGATGATAAAGCAGCAACTGCTTGAGATGAGCTTATAGCCCAACTAGAGGTTCCAAATAACGAACCTGTTATTCCTTGTAATACTGTTAAACTACCACTTACAGTCATTGACCCAGTAACTACTGAGATAGATGAGGTAATGGTTTGAACAATTATTGTTTGGGCGGTTAATGTTCCTCTAACAGTAAAATTGTCTGCTGATGATGCTGTTGCTGCTTGAGAGGCAGACACGGCATTTAATACGTAAGAGGCAGTAGTTGCATTTGTAGCGAACGAAGCACTTACGGCATTCAAAACATAAGATGCTGTTGTTGCATTATTAGCAAACGATGCTGTTCCAAGTAAAGAACCTGTAAATGATCCGGTAAAGGATCCTGTTCTATATGAACTAGTAAAATTTAAAATACTAGCCGAGAAAGCATACAATGATGCTGTGGCACTTTCTAAAGATCCTAACCTAGTATTTGCACTAGAGGTAAAATTATATATTGAAGCAGTAGCACTTTCTAAAGCTCCTAAACGTGTATTTACGCTAGAAGTAAATGATAAAATTGAAGATGAAAATGCATACAATGATGATATCTTACTATCATTAGATGATGTATATGATAGCATACTAGCACTGAAAGCATATAATGAAGATGTAGCTGCTTGAAGTGAACTAGTAGCATTATATATTGAAGCTATCTTACTATCAGTAGATGAAGTATAGTTTTGGAAAGAAGATGTTTGGGTAAATACAGTACTATTAAGTCCATCTAATAAATCAGCATTATTAGCATATGAAGATGTTCCTAATAGACTGCCTGTTATCCCACCTAATACTGTTAAACTACCACTTACAGTCATTGCCCCCGTAACTATTGAGGTAGATGAGGTAATGGTTTGTACTACAAGAGTTTGAGCTGTTAATGTTCCTCTAACAGTAAAATTATCAGCACTGGATGCAGTACTAGCTTGAATAGCAAATGATGCACTTATAGCATTGTTTGCTACTGAAGACGAAGCGGCATAAGATGAACTTACTGCTACTGAAGACGAAGCGGCATAAGATGAACTTAAAACATAAGATGCAGATAAAGCATAGGAAGCACTTACTGCTACTGAAGATGATAAAGCATAAGATGCACTTAAAGCATATGAAGCAGACAGAGCATATGATGCATTTAAGGCATAAGAAGCACTTGTAGCATTAAAAGCATAAGAAGCACTTGTAGCATTGTCAGCAAACGAGGCTGTTCCAAATAAAGAACCAGTAACATCACCTAATAAACTTCCGGTAAATGAAAATGCTTTTACACTACCACTTACATCCAGTGAACCAGTCATCTGATGTTGGTTGGTTGGATATAGAGCAAATTTATTACCAGTATCTACATCTCCACCCCCAACAAAGAAACCTAAATGTTTACCTGGGGTAATGTTACCAATATGAAATTCGCTACCAGTAGCGAATAAATAAGCGTCATTAGGACCACCAAGAAAACCACTAAAGTTTTCACTGTTAATACCCATATTAATGTAGTTAGCAAATTCGTTACCGTTATTTGCTGTGGCTACAACGTCAGAAGAGGCATTAGTACCTTGATTGGTATTTTTTATATTAAGTTGTAAGTAATTATTTAAATTACCTTTACCTGTAATTACATTGAATGAAGAAGTACTTGTTTGAGAAACAAATAATGCTTCTGGATTTAAAGCATCAACTCCATTTTCATTAAGTGCTATACTATAAACACCACTCCCATCATAAACTTGGAACATTGCACTATCAGCTAATATCTGAGATGCGCTAAAGAAGGGGATGTGGGTTGGGGTACCTTGTAAATTATTTAATGAACCACTAAAGGATCCTGTAAAATTTCCGTTAAATGATCCTGTAAATGAGCCAGTATTATATGACCCACTAAATGAGGTAAAACTAGCAGATAAAGATGCTATGCTAGCACTATTATTTGTAATACGAGTATCAAAAGAAGCAGAAGTTGCATTATAATCAACTCCGTTTATTCCTAAGCTACCTGTTATACTAACACTACCAGTAAATTGGTGTGTATCAGTAAGAAGAGTTCCAAATTTAGTAGAACCAGTTATAAACTCAGTAGATGAGGTAATAGTTTGGGCTACAATCGTTTGAGCAGTTAATGTTCCTCTTACTAAGAAGTTGTCTGCTGAAGAAGCGGTTGCTGCAAATTCAGCGTAAGATGCACTTAAAGCATAAGATGCACTTGTTGAAGTATTTGAATAAGATGCACTTAAAGCATAAGATGCACTTGTAGCATCATTAGAGTAAGATGCACTTGTTGCATTATTAGCATAAGATGATGTTAGAGTATAAGATGCACTTGTTGTATTACTAGCATAAGATGCACTTAAAGCATAAGAGGCACTAGCAGCATTTGCTGATTGGTTTGCAAATGATGAACTTAAGGCAGTTGAAGCAAAGTTTGAATATGATGCAGATCCTGCATTAGCAGCATAGTTAGCATATGATGCTGATAAGATGGAACCACTAGTAGAAGTTAGTTCTACTATAGATTCGGTAGCACCTATTTGTTTTTTAAAATAAGCTTTACCATCATAGGTATTAAGAGCTAATTCACCCAGTTCTAATGAAGAAGTACTTGGGATTTTGCCAGGGACGGCACTACGTTTTAATTTAATGTCAACTGCCATATTTATGGATCCTTTTATGGGTATGTACCCGGATTTTGTGACTTATGTAAGTCACATATAAATATGACTTAAAACGATCCTCCGTCCAGTGGATTTCCCTCTAGTGAACCTGTTGTTGGAGGATTATCTATAATATATAATGATCCTGAAGAGGCAATAGCAAATGAACTTGAAGAGCCCTGAATGAAAGTTGCAGAACCTGTTACTGCAAATGATCCAGACATATAAAGATTACTGCCTGAAGCGCGTAATGGTGATAATATTTGTTCTAGTCTAATTAAAGCCATTGTTATGCAAATTTACCTATTGCTGTAACTTCATCTGTTGAAACTAAAGTATACCCTAAATTGCCAGTATTAACAGTTAATATAAGATTACCACCTCCGTCTGAACCAAATCCACTAATTGAACCGCTGGTTAAAGCAATACCATTAACAAAAAATGAAAAATTACTTACAGAAGTTGGTGGTAGCTGTGAACCAACTGATGGTTCAAGGAATGAAGCTCCAATAAAGGTTGCTGTACTTGTTGTAACAGTATTTGCTACTTTTGTAATATTAGTTGATAAATAAGCTAAATCTTCTGGGGTTAGTCCTGAGTAGAATTCATTGTTGTTGGTTATATTTATTCCATCACCAACAAAAGAAGTAGTTTCTAATGACTGTCCTGATATAAATGGAGATGGAGCAGCAAAAGTAGCTATATCACCATTACCACTAATGAATGATGTTGAACCTCCTTGTTGAGCATTAATAATTTGTGAAGAAGGAACATAAGCTTTATTAACACTTTCAACTACTTCTAGACCAAATATAATTTGAGCAGGAGAATAATGCATATTAGTGTCTGATAGATGTTGATTAATACTATCAGCAATAAGATATCCATTTACTTTTAGACTAACAGTAGTAGAAGATACTCTATCTTCGCCTGTGTTGATAGTGTTTGTAACACCAAAACTATCTAATGATGTTCTGAATTGCCATCTATTAGCATCACCCCAATATGAGTCAGAAACATATTCAATAGCCTCAATTAGTTTATTGTTTTGTTCTACATAATTTGTTAACAAAACACAATCATATGTTATAGTAACATAATCAGGTACTACAGAAACATAGTATTGTTTTGATGGAATTCTATTATTTAAAATAGAAAATCTATCATATTGGTTTCTTTGATTGTATCTTGTTTCAAACGTTTGAAATAAAGAAGCAAGATTACCATCTATTTTATTACCTAAATTTCTATTTTTTTCAATACCACTTCTCTTATACATTATAAGAGGAAAAACAGCTTTACCATTAGTATCCCTGTAATAACCATCTGCTTGAACTGATTGCCAACGTTCAGGAGAGCCATACATTACTTGAACATCTATTCTATTTCCATCTTGTACTACAGTTGGTTTAATAATATTTTTAAAATAATACATTAAAGCAGAATCAATATCCTCTAAACCAATAGTAATATCCTTTATCTTATCAGTTTTACGAGTAGTGTTTAATGCTCTATTATCACGATGAGTGAACACATTTTGACTAATCGGCTTTCCCTGATTAAGGTAAGGTGTAATAGTATCTTGTACTATTTCAGCTTGGTTTTTTGGTATTGGTTTTCTATCTCTTGGCATTATATTCTACCTCTTTTTTTTAAATCAATAGATTTATCAAGAGCATTTAATACTCTATATAATTGGTTAAAATTTTTATTTATTTCTTTTGCTATTGCCTGAATATCAGGGTCAGTAGAAAACATAAATACATCAAATTCTTTTTTATATTGAATGATGTCTTTTTTAACTTGATCCATTTTAGGTAAGTTAATTACTTGAGACGCACTTGTTTCAGGGCGATTAGGATCAGCAGGCATCTTTACTAATAAAGATCCTTTTGCAAATAATTCATCCTTTTCTTCAGGAGTTAAATCAGCAATAGTAACTTGTTTATTTGGGTTTCTATCAGCATATATTTGCTTTGGACGATCTAATTCCTGTAAAATGTCTAATAATTTCATCTTTATAATATTAATATGATCCTACTTTATTAATTGTATTGTACCGAGGTATAAACTGCAATAGGCCCGGAACACGGTTCTTGGTTACAGCATCTATACCAATATCTTTAATTGAAGACTTTGCATCCCCTCTACCAATATATTTTATTTTAAGTAAAGAATATTCATAATCTTTAGTTGCCTTTTGATTTAAAAAGTCACTTTGTTCAATAGTAACAACAACAACACCATTTAGAGCTCTAATTTCATTATAAATTTCTACTTTATTTTGATCTGCTCTTGTTTTAATAAGTACATCACACCTAAAAATTGTGATGCCTTCATTTAATAATATTTTACCTAATAATCCCATTAGCTATATTTTATTAAGTTAAGTTGTGTTGTTCTTGTTAAGTAAGCACCTAATGAATATAAAACTATTTGTCCTGGGGTTCCAACTGTTGATTCTGCATCTCCTGCTCCTGGTATTGTTATAAATGATCTATCTACTGTATTTACCTGGTAGTATCTTTCTTGATCAGTTATTATATCTCCTACTTCAGGAGTAAAATTTAATCCAGTTTCGTCTATATTTAGTTTTGGTATCTTAATTGTCATAGTCTGATTTATATCAGGACCATATTCAGTATCAGTATAAGCAAAATCTCCTCTTTCAATTAAACATTTTACTTCAAATGGAGGATAATACCATTTTTCAGTTGCTTCACCATACATATTAACTGTTGTTTTATATAAATCAATTTTAAAATAACCAACTTTCATATTTGAAAAGTTGATTTGTGCTTGTATAGCTTGATCTATATAATTGTTAATTATAGTAACGCCAGCAGGTGGGCCTGAAGGAGTTGAAGGAGCACCTGGTTTAGTAGCCGAAGCTGTAGGGGCTGTGTCTGGAAAATTTCCAGGGTCACAATCGCCTAAGTTAATATACCTTTGTACTCCTAAAAATTGCTTCATTAGAATATATAAATTGGTAAAGGTATTTGTTGTAATGTATCTCTCATAAATCCAGCTTCGAGTTGTTTACGCTCTAATTGACCTTTACGTGATGTTTCATTCAACATTTCCTTCAATTCTGTTATCAATTGATCTTTTTCTGTTCTAGCGTCAGCTACTAACTCAGATCCTTGAAGTGAACCTACACCTTGTACATTAACATTAGCAAATTGAATACGAATATGAGCTTCAATTTCTCTACTTAATGCTAAAGTATATTTAAAAATCCAAGTTCTACCTACAGTATTAATTTTAGAATAGATTGGATTTCTAAAAGGAGCATTCATTACATCAGTAACAAGATTTGTTCTAGCATCCTTTACAGGATTATACTTTTCACTTATTTTAACGTATTCAAAAAATAATCTTTTATCTCTATCAGGAATAGGGAATATTTTTAGTTGATTATTTACTAGATTAAATGAAAAAGCTGCTTTCCTAATTTGATCATTAAATTCAATTGCTTGAATTTTTTGAACATCAAAGTTAATTGGCATTAATAAGAAGTTAATACCAGGAGAAAATTGACCAAATCCAAAAGTTTCCAATAATGATTGTATACCAGTACCTGTACCTGCGTATGGGTCAAAGTAACGAACGATTGCGGGTGGTTCTTCATAAAATACTCTTCTGATTTCAATTCTATCACCAGCATCTAATGATGCTGAATCGGCAGCCCAGGCATTTAAATCATAGTTTTGGACTCCACTTTTCATATCTACAGAACCTGTTATTACATTAAAGTTACCACCAATTCCAGCTTCTGAAGCATAATCATCAGCAATAGTAGTAGTTAAATTGGCAAGGTTATTAGTAATTAACTTATTATTTAATTCAGGTTCTAAGCTATCTTGAATATAAACTGTTGGTATAGATCCAGTTCCAAATATTGCATTTCCTCCTGCTATTTGTGGGCTAGTAGTAAATAAGTAAACATGGCTTTCACCAGAGGTAATAACAGAGGCACTTGTTGGACCTCCGGTTCTATTTAATTGATTATAAACATATGTACTTAAATCAACAGTTAAACCAGTATTTACTGTTACAAATTCTGTAGCTAATGTAATTGATTTTACATAATCAATATTAGGTAACACAAAATTATTTACAGAAGCAGATATTACATATACACCTCCATTAACAATTGATTGAGAAAAATGTGTATCGTAATTAATATCAGCATATGTAGCTAATCTAGCAGCAGACCAAGTTACTGGGGAGTTAATATCAATACTATTAACAAAAGTAACAGTATTATTATTGAAAGGAGCAGCATCTGATCCTTCAATATTAATAAATTGATCTCTAATTTTGTATTGATAAACTAAATTACCATATGTAGTAACTGCTTCTTCAAAAGCAGCATATACAGTTAAGTCACTAATATTAAGTTGTGTAAGACCCAATCCACTAGCGCCTAAGCGCTGTGATACAAAGCGTGTGCAACTTTTTGCGTCACGAACGAATTCAGGGTCGTTTGTATAATATTCAAATGGTGTATTACATTTGACAGGATTTAAATACGATGTATCACCGTAATATTCATCCCACAGTTTTTTTAGATTTATTGCTTTTGCGCCCATTATTTAAGTAGTATTTAACACGTATAAATATTGGATAGCTATTACTTTCCATATTCGTGTTCAAGTATCTTACCTACTAAATCAGAGCGGTGGTTCTCTTTCAATTTAATCCACTTAATTTCCTCTATTTTTTTAGATAATTCGATAGCATAGCTTAAACCGTTTATTTCACCCGTTAACGTTTTGATATCGGTCTGTTCATTGTCACCGTTAATAACAATTTTACCAGTTTTTCCTAAGCGTGTCAATATGGCTAGCATCTCACCTTTAGTTAGGTTTTGTGCCTCTTCAACGATTAATATATCGTCAATGGTTTTACCACGAATAAATTGTACTGGTAGTGCTTTAATTTTTTCATCTTGAAGTAATTTAGTTACTTCATTTTTATCAGTGCAACATTTATTGAGATTTTCAATAAGGGCTTCCATATATGGATCAAATTTTTCACTTAATGCTCCTGGAAGATATCCTAATGATTTACCTACCTCAATAGCGGCTCTTGTATTATAAATGCAGTCTATTTGTTTTTTCTTAAGAAAATCTAATGCTGCTTGAGCACATACTAATGATTTACCACTACCTGCTCTACCTGTTACTATTACTATTTGATTTTCTACTATTAACCTTTTTGCTTCTTTTTGCTCTTCATTTAACTGTAAAACATTGATTGCCTTGATTTCGTTTTTACGTACACGATTCGGTTCTTTCATAAACGATTTATTTGTTTCATATAAATATGAAAAAACAAATCATAATAATGAATCGGATTTAACCCTATTTTCAGTTATAGTAAGTGGTTGTGTGTTAGTGTAATGAAATGATCCACCTTTAGCTAAAGGATATATATGATCTATTTCCCAATATGAACCATAATTTTCCCAATTCATTTCTGGTGTAAATAGTGGCTCAAGATATGCTTTATATTCTTGTATTGTACAGTCTAGGTAGTCGATGCTGCTTTGTGATTTACCTTCTTTAAGGTGGTGGTGTATAAGAGCGTTGATTGCGTGGCGGAGGCGGAAGAGTGGATCTGTATCATATTTAGTTTGATTCCATTGGCGGTAATAATCTTTGTTAGAATGGTAGTGAGATTTCATCAATTCATTATGGCGATCTCTATTTTCTTTATGCCATTTATTAGTACGTTTAAGATGTATTTCCTTGTTGTTTGTATACTCTATTTTATGTTTTTCACTCCTACATCCTTTACAATAGATATGATATCCGTCAGGAGTATCTTTTTTTCTACAATATTGATCTAGTGATTTATTAATACTACATTTTTTACATTTTTTCATACATGTATAAATATACAAAAAGAAGACCCGAGTATCAAACTCGGGTCTTTTATTTTAGCCTTACGGGGCTAATTATTACGATTTATATTACAAGGTATTTAAACCAGCAACATAAATTTTACCATAGTAATCTGGGCGGATCATCTTCTTTGCGTAACGAGTCATCAAACCTTTCCTTGGTGTGAAAGTATTTGGATCGTAAAGAAGCGGAGTCATAATCAATGGAACATATGGAGCGAACACAGCACCACATTCTAAGAATTGGGCGCCTTTATAACCCATAAGGATTACGTTTTCAGTCATATATGGGTTCTTGTAAACTTTATAACGACTGTTCAAGCTACCAACTTTCTGAATGCCGAAGTTGAATTCCATTTTCTCACCATCACCGTCAGCTGCAAATCCAGGAATTGATTCCAAGATAGTTGCAACAGTAGGAGAAGTTACGAGGAAATTAGCACCACCTCTTAAAGTTAACTGGTGGATGATATTGGATACTTTTTGGAGTTTAGTTCCAAGTGTTTGGAACCAACCACCTTGTGTGTTGTAATATCCAAGATCAGTAGAAGCACCGGTTGAACTTAAAGATGCGTTGTTAACTGCAGACCATCTATCAGTTGTGTATGCATTTTGAATCAACATATCTAAAATCTCAAGATCAATTTCCATAGAAATATATTGAGATAAAATTCCTGTCAATTCAGCTTCAGCATCAACTGAGTGGTAAGCGTTAAGATCTTGTGCAAATTCAGGTGTCCATTGTGCCTTTAATTTCCTTGTTTTGGCTACAATTGCTTCAGATTTCAACTGAACGTTGATTTCAGGAATAGAGATTGTAGTGTTAGACAAGTTACTTGGATAACCACCATTACCTCCAGCAACACCAGAACCACCACTAACAGAAGCATCTTCAAAGTCACCACGAGCAGTTGCAGATGGAGCTACGGAAAAATATAAAATAGTAGTTTGAGTAGCATTTGAACCACTTCCAGGAACAAGTACTGAACCTGATCCAAAGAACAAAGATGATGTTAAGAGGAAAGAAGCGGTACTGTTTGTTACAGTGATAAAAGCTTGTAATGCTGACTGTTGAGCTATACCATAAGTACCTAAGCTTGTTGAACCAGATAATATACTTCCACTAATAAAGAAGCTGCGAGCAGCAAACAAATCAGCGGGAGCAGGTAGAGGAACTAAAAGTTTCCTATATTGATTAGAAGCAGCAGAAGCTGAAAAATCTGAATCAAAGTTAAAATCAGCCCATGTAGCTAAAGCACCAGTTACAGCTGAAATAGAAGCTGAGAATTGGTTAATAGAATATCCAAATTGTCCAGCACCATAAAGTGATTCAGAAGTAATATCAGTTACATTTGTAGATGCATTAGCACCATATAATGATCCTCCATTAGGGAAGTGAACATCATTAGTACCATATTTGAAATCAAGATAGAATACGAGACCAGAAGGTAAGTTCATTGGTTGAACTGAAACGAATTCCTTCGCTGCAATTTCTCCAAATACCCTACGTACTAGTGGTAAAGCAACTCCACTCCAACTCTCACCATTGTAAGCGCCAGCGCCACCAGCTTGAGTACCTGTTTGGGAAGCTTCAGAGATCAATTGTTTTGCTTGATTTTCAAGCAACATTGACATTGTGTTTTTATCATTAACGTTGTTAATTCCTTCCAAAAGGCCAGATTTAACCCACTTAGATGATAATTTTTTAGCGTCATCCATTACATTTTTGTATTGGTTTGAGCTTTCTAATAATTGTTGTACGTTCATTTTAAACGATTTAAAAAGAGAACTAGCCTTACGGGGCTAGCTCTCAATTGTTATTAAAGGGTATTTAAACCAGCTACGTAGATCTTACCATAGTAATCTGGGCGGATCATCTTCTTAGCGTACCTAGTCATCAATCCTTTTCTAGGAGTGAAGGTGTTAGGATCGTAAAGAAGCGGAGTCATGATCAACGGAACATATGGAGCAAATACAGCACCACACTCAAGGAATTGAGCACCTTTGTAACCCATCAAGATTACGTTCTCAGTCATGTAAGGGTTTTTGTAAACCTTGTAACGACTGTTAAGAGAACCAACCTTTTGGATACCGAAGTTGAATTCCATTTTCTCGCCATCGCCATCAGCAGCAAATCCAGGGATTGATTCGAGGATTGTAGCTACGGTTGGAGAAGTAACGAGGAAATTAGCACCACCGCGGAGGGTCAACTGATGGATGATGTTAGAAACCTTCTGTAATTTAGTACCGAGGGTTTGGAACCAACCACCTTGTGTGTTATAATATCCCAAGCTTGTAGAAGCACCAGTTGCATCTAAAGCTGAGTTGTTAACAGCAGACCACCTTTCAGTTGTGTAAGCGTTTTGGATCAACATATCGAGGATTTCAAGATCAATCTCCATAGAGATGTATTGAGACAAGATACCAGTCAATTCAGCTTCAGCATCAACACTATGGTAAGCGTTAAGGTCTTGAGCAAATTCTGGGGTCCATTGTGCTTTCAACTTACGAGTTTTAGCAACGATTGCTTCAGATTTCAACTGAACGTTGATTTCAGGAATAGCAATTGTAGAAGGAGCGTTAGTTTTAGTTTGGCCATCTTCAAAATCACCACGGCTAGTAGCAGTTGGAGCTACATCATAGAATAATACTACACCACCACCTAAAGCACCAGCAGCACCTGCAGATACTACAGAAGAAGTAACAAGGAATGAAGCTGTAGTTTGAGCAGCATTGATTGTAGTAAATGCTTGCAAGTTTTGAGCAACACCTATAGAACCAGAAGTGATAATAAAAGCACGAACTCCCAATGGATCAGCATTGCTTGGTAAAGCAACATTGATTTTAGTGTACTGAGCAGCAGAGGCTGAGTAGTTAGAATCAAAGTTAAAATCAGCCCAGTTAGCAGCAGAAGCAGTAACAGCATTTGTACCAGATTGGGTGTATTGGTTGATAGAATAACCAAACTTACCAGCACCATACAAAGAAGCGGAGTTGATGTCAGTTACGTTGTTAGAAGCATTAGCTCCGTAAAGAGAACCATTGTTAACAAATGGGTTAGAAGTGGTACCATATTTGAAGTCAAGATAGAATACGAGACCAGAAGGTAAGTTCATTGGCTGTACACTAACGAATTCTTTAGCAGCGATTTCACCAAATACACGGCGAACCAATGGCAAGGCAACACCAGACCAGCTTTCGCCGTTATAAGCGCCAGCACCACCAGCTTGAGTACCAGTTTGAGAAGTTTCAGTAATCAATTGTTTAGCTTGGTTTTCAAGCAACATTGACATTGTGTTCCTGTCGTTAGTGTTTTTGATACCTTCCAAAAGGCCGGATTTTTCCCACTTATTCGACAATTTTTTAGCGTCATCCATTACATTTTTGTATTGGTTGGATGATTCAAGTAATTGTTGTACGTTCATTTTAAACGATTTTGTGTTTTTAAAAATTAATATTTAGTAATACCTGCGAGCATTTGCCACCTAGACATTGTTTCGTTTACCTCAACAATTTGTTTTTTAGGTGCTACACCAGCAGCTTTAGAAGCAAACCCTAATGATTCTTTGATAGTGCTTTTCTTAGATTTTGCGATAGCATTATTCATTGATTCAAAAATAGCTTTGGCTTCTTTCGCAGTAGTTGCTTTGTCAAACTGGGCAATTACTTTGAGTTTTTGTGATTCGTTCAAATTCTTAGCTTTGAATACTTTGTTTACATAAAGCAACTTAGCGTTAAGAAGATTAACTTCGTTAAGTTCGTTACGAAGAGTTTCGATTGTATCGATTGCCTCTTTCATATCGTCTTTTTTGTCATCTTCTTTCTTCTTTTTAGCTTCATACATACCTTCGTTTTCGTCGTCACCTTCACCAAGTGCGTCGAGTTCAGCTAATAATTCTTCTAAATCGATTTCGTCGATTTCTTCTTCTTCACCTTCCATTTCGATACCAACTTCTTCACCACCTTCTTCACCACCGAGATCCATTGACATTTCTTCTTCACCACCCATATCTCCCATGTCAGCGTCCATTTCGTCGCCACCCATTTCAGATGAGATGATGTCTTTAATAATGTCTTTGAGTTCATCCATAGTTAAGTCTGTGATGTTTTCCATTTCAGATTCATCTTCGGCTTCTTCGTCTTCCATTTCAGCTTCGTCTTCTTCAGCTTCCATTTCTTCGTCTTCAGCTTCTTCTTCTTCTTCGGCTTCGTTCATTTCAGGTTTTTCTTCATCATCGCTTAATTCAGCTAAGATAGAGGATAAGTCGAAATCTTCTTCAAGTTCTTCTTCGTTTTCTTCGAGTGCAGCATGTCTTTCTCTAGCGCCAACATGTTGGAAATCGTCAGTACGATAAGTGTCTTGACCGAGTGATTTTTCTTCAAGTTTCTCTTCTTCAGCATCGTCCATATCCATCTCTTGTAACTTTGCAGCTAACATAGATTGAAGTTTTGGAGCGAGAGCTTCTTCAAGAGCAACTTTTGCGTTTGCTAACGCAGCTTCGCGAACGGCTTTAGCGTCGGCGATAGCCTCTTTGAATAAGTCTTTGTTACTCATTTTGTTTTTCTCCTTAAATTTGATTACGGAAATAAGATTATTAGGAATCTTAATGTGGGGTTTTGTAATATACCCGAGGTTGCATAAAGAATGGGCAACCTATTGTAGGATGCCCATAAATATATGTAGATATTTAAAACCGCTAATATTTAGCTAATATCTTATTATTTTGGTCTATTCGTTTTCTATGTTTGAGACCGTTTTTTCTTGATATCATCGGTCTTGGTTTTGGTTTTGCTTTTGCCATTTTATTTTATTTTAGCACAACGGACAAACACCAGTTGCGTTACAAATGATTTCAGTTATTAAACTGTTTACTTTACTATAATCTTTTGTAGATTTATGTTGCTTAGATTCAGCTAATGACATGTAAGCCATTGGAGTAGAGGGAACACTAACAAGGTCCCAGCAGAGCAACTCGAAGTCGTCTTGTACCTCTACTGTTTCACCTAATTGTCTAACACTACCCATACCACGAGATGATATTCCAAGTGGAATACCAGCCATTACTAATGCTTTAGCAATGTTACCAGCTGGTGTAGGTAATAGTTGTAATTTACCCATTAAGTCGTTTCCTTTCCACCATACTTCAGTAATTACGTGTGAAGTGTTAGATAAATTTACAACAGATGCTTCAGGATGATCGAGTTCTCCTAGAGCAGTGCGAGTTTTTACAGGACCATCTGCATATTTTTTGGCTTCTCTTTCAAGAATTTCGCGAGGATATACACGACCATTACCATTCTTTTGTTCGGCTTCTTGTAGTTTACCTACAAGAGTAACAAGATTTTTACCTTCACCTAACTGTTTATTTTCTAGTATTGTTAGATTAGCTGATTGAAATGGTGTGTGGTCTATTAATAATGATTTGTTCATATTATTTAATTTCGTCTTGAGCATATTGAGCATTCATATCGTCACGACCATCATACATTTCATCTAATACTTCACGTACCATTTTTTCTAGCATTGATTTTAAATCATATTTACCTAAATCAACACCAGGTCTAAATGATGAGTTCTTTGGTAACATTCCTCTTACTTGTTTAAGAGCTTGTTCCAAAGATTTATCATTGTACATTGGATGTGAAATAGTTGTTTCAAGAGTATCATCGGTAGCTTGAACATCTAAATCATAATTACCAATCATATTCTTTAATTCAGTTTGCTCATCTTTAGTAAGTGTACCTGTAATTGTCCATTCACCACCTTCGTTTAATTGACCTTCTCTTACAGCTTTCATTTTACCGCCAGTAGCAGCAAACTTTTGTAAACCACGAACTGATTTAGCATTATGGGTTAATTCTTCAACACCTTTAACACCGCTATTAGTTTCTTTTTTAGCTTTATTTGATGATGCTTTAGCTTTTTCAACACCTTTAACCGGCTTCATTGCATTAATTTTATCAACTAATTCAACGGCAGCTGTTACTTCTTTTTTAAAGGCTACTGGGGCTTTATATTTTGGAGTTGAAGGTGATTCAATTCCTGAAAGTTTAAGTGCTGTATAGTAGAATGGATTTTCAGCTAAATGATCTAAAGCAATTTTTTTAGCTTTATCTAAATCATCTGTATGTTCCAATTCAACTTTAATACCCATCCTTAATTCTTGTGGGTGGATTTGATTTGGATGTATTTCGGCTTTAGGTTCTTTTTTCTTTTTAGCTTCACTAAGTCCACCTTCAAAATCATCAAATTTAGTGTATTTACCTGCTTCTTCTTCTTCTGCTTTAGCAATCATGTCAATAAATTCAGCATCTTCATCTTCACCATTTGCTGGTTGAATTGATTCAGGATCAACAGATATAAATCCTTCTCTATCTATTGAAGAAATAGTACCAATATATTCATTTTCTTCTTCATCGTATAATGATACTTTTCCTCCCGGGGCATCTGGTTCTCCGCTTTGATTATCAACATATAATTTTTTACCATTATAGTCATAAGAAAGAGCTTCATTAGCATATGCTTCACTTAGTATACCCTTATTTTTAAGGATTCTAACTGAATCTTTAAATGAAGTTACATTAGTAACGTATTGAGGCATTGTCATACGTAAACTTCTCATGAAGTTATGTTGGGACATTCTGCCTTCCATTAAATCAATGTACTGTTGTTTTATACTTTTCATAGTTATTATGCTTTTCCTTGTCCACGATAGTTTCTTTCAGAATGATCGTGCTTGTTATATGATTTTTTTGCTTTACCTTTTTTACGCTTACCGAATGATATTTTGTGGATTTCACCACCGCCTTTACTCTTTGCCATTACTGCTGGAGATTTTTAATTTTATTGTTAAGATGGTTTACCATTTCTGATATTTTGGAAACGTTATTTTGGGTTGCTTTCCAATATTTTATACCTTCCTCACCTTCACTTAATTCTTGCTTCATACGAGATGTATATTCTACAATACGATCAATTTCTTGTAATTTACGTTTTACTTCACGAATTGCTTTGTGAAGTTGTTCGTTTTTAGTACGGAATTTTACATCGTTTTTAAATTTATTGTATGTTACTTCGTTAAGTAATTCTTGCTCGATAATTTGTAGTAATGTTTCGTTCATAGCGGATTTTTTACCTTTCCATAATTCTTTATAATCAAGTACTTTGGAATTTTTAGGCATTCCACCTGCTAATTTCCATCCTGATCTTTGTGCTTGTTTAGTAGCTGCATTTAGACCTTGTCCTTTTTTGGCAAATGCTTGAGGAGTTAAATAACCACCAACATCACCAGAAACAGACATTTCGTCTAACATATCGTATACAAGTGATTTAATATATTCTTTGATATCCATTACCTAACTGCCTTTAATTCTTCAATCAATTGATAATATTGTAAAAGAGAAATAATGTTTTCATCTTTTACATTTTGTGTTTTATCTAATGGATGTAATAATGTAATTACCTCAGCTAATTTAATCTGAGTTGTTTTATCAGCTACTGTAGGTATAATTTTGGTAATTTGTTCATTAATTATTGTAAAATTTTTATTAACGAAATCTCTCAATTTAGTTGTGTTGGAGATATTATTAATAAATTCTTTTAATATTAATTTTTGACGATCTGATAATGTAGCGTATTTGCTATTGAATTTCTCCAACAACATACGATAAGCCAATATGCGAGATCCTTTATCCATATTAGTAAATTCTTCCATTACACGGTCTTTTACACTTTCCTTGTCAATTTCTTTACGTGTGATGTGCTCTAATAAGGTAATCTTATTATCAATAATGTGCTGTGGTTCAGTAAATTCTAATGAATTGTGTGCTTCAATTAAATTAAATGCAGCGGCATATTGTTTATAATGGTTAATTTTTGCCTTAAAGAATTCCTCAATATCATAATGATCACGAATTTCTTTAATTATATTATATTTCTCTTTACGTAAAGCGGTTTTATTCAAACGCAAAGAAGCCTCTAACGTTGAATTGATAAACGTTTCGGCTTTAGCTTCGCTAAGAGATTTAGGTGTAATTAACGCTTGGTATAATTTATATTCTTTAGCTAATTCAGATTTGTTAAAATATTTTCTAACTATTCCAATAGCGGCTGAATCTTTATTAGATACAGTGTCACTTGCAATCTGCCTAACCAGTAATTCAAATAATATACCTGAATTTTTAAACTTTGAATGCTTAATCTTATGCATATTTATTTGTATTTCCATATAAATCCACCTGCCGTTTTGTTATTTCCTCTAGCAGCTTTATCTATAGTTTGAATGTTTGTTTTTATTTTTGCTTCTGTTACTGATTGGAATTCTTGAATAAAATTACCTTGTAAATCATATTGACTAACATAGAAACTATTAGCTTTCTTTATTTTAAGTGCTCTTTCTATGTTTTGGCTTATTAAATTTCTTGTTTCATCACTTACACTATTTTTACACTTCCATGTTTTTCCTTTAGTAAATGATTTTCCTTTTCTATCATTACTTAATAATAATTTTGTCGCATCCTTTACTATTCTACCATATTGTCCTTCACCCCCATCTGTCATATTAACTAATGTTCCTAATTTTAAATCACTTCTACCATACAATTTAATAAATTCAATTTCTTTCTCACAAGCTTGTTCCCAAGTTAAATCTTCTGCTATTATTTCAACTTCGTATGGTACATTATTAGTAATATTATTCCAATGTTTATTTCTACCCTTTTTATTATATGCTCTTTTATAATCACTATCGGACCCAATCCCTACGTAAAAGGGTTCGTTTTTATCCAATCTAATATGTCGGTATAAGTATGCCATAGAAATTACTATCAATAAATATGTATTTATTATATGTCCTTAATATTTTTCTCATCTAATAGTGATGGTTCCTGGTCAGGTCCAAACACTAATGTCTTACGAGCTATGTTCATACCCTCAAACAATCCTTTGTGTTTATTTAATTCAGATAAACCAACGGGTGATCCACCTTTTGGTGTGCCATCTTCACTAGGTATATTAGCAGTATATAATGTATTATTATCTTTTCTACCTAATCTATCTTTACCCAATGGATCGTCTTGTGTATTGATCATTGATGCTTTCTCTATAGGACGGCCAATAGGACGTTTTTCATCGTATCCAGGAGGTACAGGACCATCAACATTCATTCCTGCTCTACCTTTACCATACAATGATGCTAGGTCGTGTGGTGTACCAAATGATCTACCTGTTTTAGCCGGATCATTACCTTCGTTTTCAACCTGAGCCATTCTAAATACTCGTTTTTTATCTTCGATTACTAGATCACGGTATTCATCAAACTCATCTTCACTGAATTGGAATATATTATCATAGATCCAATCTGAAGGTAATAGGTTAGTATCTTGAATTGATTTAGCTAGGTCAACTTTTTCTTTCCACAATGCAACTTTTTCTTGTTCATAGATGATTGACGGAACAGTTAACGATAATTCAAAGTTAGCCAATGATTCACCTTCATATCCTTGAACATATAAATGTACTAATGCCATTTTATATAGCTCAGATAAAGCAACACGTTGAATACGTTCAACTGTACGAGCAAATCTAATATCTTCAGCAGCTAATGTAGCTTTACCTTGTAGATCTTTTTCAAATCCAAAATATGCTTTTGGTATCTTAAGCGCAGCTAACATTTCATCACGTAGGAATACTACGTCTTCAATTCCACCATATTCTAATCCTTTAAGAGTATCAATTTTAGTTGCTGTATCATTTCCACGAGTTGGAAGATAAAAATCTTCCATCATGTTTTGTAAATTATAACGCAGATTATAATCGCCAGTTTGATGATCCATGTATGGAGTTTTCTTCATCTTTTGTATTATCTTCTGCATATATGCATCAACTTCATGTGGTGGTATATTACCAACATTTACAGTGAATACACGTTTTTCTGGGGCGCGAGTAATACGATGTAGCAACATCGCATCTTTCATTAGCACATATTGCTTATATGTTTTACGAGCAGGCTCAATGTATGAACGACCATAAGGTAGATAGTTAGCATCTGTTAATAGTCTAAAGTGAGCTATTTCGTAGTTTTCAAATTTAATTTTACCATCTCTATCTTTAACACGTGAACTAATACCACCAGCAGCGATTACCATTGGATCGATTCTAAAACATACGTAAGATGGATTTTCAGGATTTTGTCCTTCTTCACGAACCATATCATATACTGATAATGGTGTTACATTGTAAATACCGAATTTTTCAGCAATTTCCATATGTAAATAAAAATCACCATATTTACACATGTTTCTAATCCACAACCATAAATTAAATTCAATATTTAAAACATCGTAAAATAAATTATATAAAATACGTTGAATATTTTCATCAGCACTTCTAATCTGTAATACTTCACCCATTTCATTTTTAAGAGTAGATTCATCTGAGATGATATCTAAAGTAGAAGCGATGATAGAATCTGTATCCATTGCCTCATAATCAGTATACAACTGAATACGAAGTGTTTGGTAATTCATCGTTGGGTTATATGGCATATTAGCACCATAACGATGAAGTTTAGTAAATCTATCTATAAGTGCGTTGGTTTTTACATTACCAAAGGATTGAATTTTGTCTACATCTATTACCTTTAGTTGACTACCACCTACATTTCGTATGATTACATCAGTACTAAATAAGCGTGTTAATCTATTAAATAAACCTGGTTGGTTATCTGCCATTATGTTGTTTTATTTATATGTATAAATATTTATTATCCTAGTATCCATGATGCATCTTCAACTCCCCCACGGCCATCATTCATCGAAAATGGATTTGATTGTCCACTAGGTAGTAATGGACCCATTTCATAGCTAGTTCTAGTAATATTAGATACCATCGCTCGATTCAGATCCATTCCTTGTTCGTAGAATTTCATTGCTGTGTCTCTTGTGAATAATCCTATTCCTAAAGACATTACTAAGTCGTCATTATATCCGTTTTGTGCTTGAGCCTTACCGTGTTGCCAAATAAACACACGTAATTCTTCTAACAAACGTTTAGAACGAAAAGTAAAAGCCTTCTCACGAATATACGACTCCATTTTTGCTACAACAAGAGGTCTTGTTTTAGCAGATGTGGTAAAACCAGGAACTGTTTGTTCCTTTTCCATTTTATCCATCCATTTATCTATATGCATTTCACCATAAGCACGAGGTGAATAATATAGTTTTTGATATCCTTTTTCTATAATTGTATTAATTACATCCCATCCGATATTCGCATTTTCCACCACAAGCAAAGCATTATTATACTCAGTAGCAACAGAAACGAGCATGTTTCCAAAAGTGCGCGTGTCGATCTGCGATTTATATTCTGCCACTTGCTCACAAGTTGTCGCATCAATGATATGGAAAGCAGAAAAGTCGCTACTATCTCCACGAGCAACATCAGCACATACAATATACTGCTTACTATAATCAGGATACTGCCAAATCCAAAAGTCGCCACCCATAAAGCGGCGCTCGACCGGATCTTGTACAAATGTTTCTTCATAAAATGATAATAAGTCGGGTTCAATTACTGAGTTACCAGATCCTAAAAAGTCACAGTCGTATTCTTGAGCAAACTCACGAGGTGACATATTTGTTCTTTCTCTTTGCTCCCAGGATTCATCTCTATCTGGGTGTAAATTCCATCTTAGTTTAATTGCTTTGAAGTCATTTTTACCTATTTCAGCTTCAGCATACATTCTATGAAACCAATTACCAACCCCATTTGGAGAAGATAACGCAATTATACCTCCACCAGTTGCAATTGTAGGTTTAATACTTGTATATATTTTATCAATACCCTCAATAAACGCAGCCTCATCTATCAATAATAAAGATACTGCGTAAGATCGACCTGCATCTGATGCAGCTGATGTGGCAACTATTTGAGAGTTATTGGATAATTTTAGTGATAATTTATTATCTGATACAGGTTTTTGATTACCTTTTAACCAAGAAGGTAGATTATTGTACATAAACTGTACCTTTTCAACCATTCCTTTGGCAGTTTCTTGCTTAGTTGCTATACAAAGTACTGTTTTATCTTTATTAAATAGCATTGTCCACAATGAATATCCTGCAGATAGTGTTGATATACCTAATTGTCTTGATTTATTAATGATACTAAAACGATTATTTCTAAAATCATTTAATACATCTTCTTGAAATGGATATAGATGGAATAATACTCTTCCCTTAATTGGGTGTGTAATATAACAGTATTTACGGAAAAAATGTACAGGATCAGTAGCGCACTTGATATACTCCTGCTTTATTATTTCTTTAATATTAGCTTGACTCATGTATATAAATATATAAAGAAAACCCGACCTTACGGGGCCGGGTTAGAGAGCTATAATACTGAGACTATAGCGGGGCTTGCATGGGTAGGGATTATTTTACTAACATCAAATATACTAAACCACCAGCTATTAAACCAGCACCTATTTTAGTAAATTTGTTTTTAGTTTTTAATTTTGTATTTTCTAATTGTAAAATACTGTGTTGGAATTTCCAATCTTTAATTTGTGTTTGTTGGTTAAGCATAATACCTTTGTAGTTATCTTCTTTTTTAACATATAAAGCAATAGTACTATCTTTAACTGCTACTCTATTTTCTGTAGAAGCAATAACACTATCTTTAACAATAATAATTTGTTTAGTACCATCTAATTCTACTAAATCTTTAGCAGCAGATACTAATACTGGTTGAGCTACTGGTAGAGGATTAGTTAATGTGTCTTTAGGGTAGCGTTTATAAAATGAACTAACTAATTCAACTTCAGAGAATTCATCTATTTTAACTGATTCTATTTCAATATACTCAATAATAGTTTTAACTTTAGCTTTTTGATGATCAATAACATATTGTAATGAATCATCAATTTGGCTTAAAACAGCAACAGCAGAATCATGTTTTTGGATTTCAACTTCCATTGAATCAACAGCTTTTGTTAGGCTATCCTGTGTTGTCCTGAATTGGTCGGATAATCCGTAATATTCAACTTTATTACACACTAACCAACCGAACAATAATATAACAATAATAGGTAATATATATTTTTTCATAATTTATTTTTTAATACCAGCGTAATATTGCATTCTTCCTTTTGTCCACTCATCAAGTGGTTCGGTTTCTGTTTCTTCAGGAGCTGCTTTTTTATTTAATTTAGCTTGACGAGATTGAAGATATTCATTTCCTGCTAATAAACCATCCATTTTAGTTTGTAATCTAGCTTTAAGATCACGGAGATTTTGTAATTCATTAGATGGTGTATCTGAAATATCACCTATAGATGGTCTGGAGCGTTTTGTTTTTAAGATATCGCTTTTTACTTTGGATAGACGATTTTCCAAATCAGTATATTGCATAAACGCTTCGTAATCTTCATCAGACATTCTACCTGTTGCTACGTCAGCTGTTTCAATTTCACCTGCTTCTGGTTCTTCTTCTCCACTACCCATCATTTTAGCGAATGATGCTTCAATTTCTTCATCACTCATATCACCTTCAATTCCACCTTCTGGTCCTTCATATCCAGCTGGTACATCTTCACCATCTTCTGGTTCAGCAACTGCTGGTTGTGGACGATTAAGACGTGGTGCTGCTTGTCCACCTGATTGATTAATTGCCCCTGAAGCAACAAGAGCCATAAAATCAGCATTAATTGGATTTTGTTTATCATATCCTAATTCACCTGCTACATCAATTTTAGACATTGGTTCGCCTGTAGCTTGCATTGCAGTAATAATACGATTTTTCTTACCACTAAAATCACTAGCATTAGTACCAGGAGCTAATTCATAACGTACTGCTACGTTTGCTAATTCATCAAGTTCATCTTCTTCTAAAGTTACAACTCCTTTCTTCTTTAACTCATCTTCGGCTGCTATTTTAGCATCAGGAGCTAAAGTACCAAATTTTTTATTTTTCTTTAAATCATCCAATGCTGCTATTCCAGCAAAAGTTTCTTCATTAATTGCTTCTTGAATAGCTTCACGAACAATTCTATGTAATTCTGCTTTTTTCATTTCTATTTGTTATGTGTATAAATATTATATGTTTTGTAAAATTGTCGCAATACGTTCCTCAGTTGTACCTTCAACACTAATTAAGCGTTTTGGTTTATATTCTTCTAATGCCATTTGAATAACAGTATCTATTTTAACACGATAACCTAAATCAGTAGTTCTAATACCATTATCTTCTACAGGAACACCACGTGGAGATACATAAATAACCAAATCATAATGATCTTTAAGATACATAGCAGCAGTAACAAATGACTGTTTTGCCCAATCATCAATTGATTTAGCTGATAATGTAAATGAACATACATCCCATATTGTTCTATCAGTAATAATATTTTCCTGTAGTAATTCGCTAGCGCGTTCAGCTAAAAATATAAATTGCCCTGGTAGAGTAGAATCAGTATTTAATGGGATACCTAGATTGCTAAGATATTTACTACGTTCAGTTTGTATAGTATAACCTTTAAATTGGTCTAACTCACCTAATGCTTTTGCTAATGTAGTTTTACCTACTGAAACAGTTCCAGTTAATCCTATTCGCATATTT